TAGAATCACAACGACAGTACGCCAAAGAATTGGCGAAACTCCGAGCCAAAGAAATATTCGTAGAAGCTGGATTAACCGAATCCGATTATAGTTCCATTTTGGATGCGGTTGTTTCCGAAGATGAAGAAACTACTAAGGCTCGTGCAAAAACCATAGTTGACCTCATCTCTGCTCAAAAAGCAGCCGTAGAAAAGGCTGTAAAGGCTGAATTGCTAAAAAGCACTCCGAAACCGCCTGCAGGAGGTGGGGGTAACATCGGTGGGGTTTTTGAGAAAGAGATTGAAGCAGCACGGGCAAACGGTGACATGGTTACCGTTGCTGCCTTGATAAGACAACAAGCCATGATGGAGAAGAAATAATTTTGTAAAGGAGAGATGATTTGTTATGGCAGATAATGTTATCCAGAGCTTTGGAGTATTGAATTACTCCGGAATGCTCTTCAACAAAGGTAACACTAAGGTTCCATTCAGTACCCTTATTGCAAATAGGGCTAGGACTACCAATTCTGTAGAGTTTGTTACCGGATTGGAATATGAGACGGGGGGCGGCTCTCAGCCTGCAATTTCTGAAACCGCTTCTCTGACGGCTCCCGACGCGACTTATATCACTCGTGAGCAGAAAACAAACGTAACTCAGATTTTCCAGGAGAGCGTTTATATCTCTTACGGTAAGCAATCCAATATGGGTACTCTTTCCGGCTTGAACATTGCAGGCCAAACCGCTAATCCCGCAAATGAACTCGACTTTCAAGTTGCCGCACGGATGGCAAAGATTGCAAGAGATATTGAATATACTTTCATCAATGGTAAGTACGCCAGGGCTACCAGCGATGACACCGTCAATAAGACCCGGGGAATACTTACCGCAATCGAGTCGAATATCCTTGATCTGAACGGCGAAGCTCTTCGGGTATGGGACGTTGCTGAAGCAATGAAGCTGATTTACGACTCGCAAGGTAGCACAAACGGGCTTGTTCTGTGGGTAGACCCTGTGGCAATGTTCCAGTTGAACGCCGATGCTGAACAGAACGGTAACACCATCGTTCCGGCTGCAAGAAACATAAATGGTCTTGCTATTTCTACGTTGCTTACCCCCCTTGGTGAAATTGGATTGTATCTTGGTGAGTTCTTGCCTCCGGGAACGGTTGGTATCTTCAATCCGGATGTAATTAGCCGTGTTGAGCAACCTGTACCCGGTAAAGGCAACTTCTTCATGGAAGAGCTTGCTAAGACCGGAGCAGGAACTAAGTATCAGATTTTCGGTCAGATTGGTCTTGACCATGGCCCCGAATGGATGCATGCGAAGATAACCGGCATTAGCACCGAGTTCGTTAAACCGAAGCCTGGTAAGAAGATTTACGCTGTTGATGCTGTTCCCACTGTTGAGGTTCTTCCCGAACTGGATAAGGTCGTCCTCAGTGGTACTCCTACTGTAAATGTTGCTACAGAGGCTTTGACCATCACCTATAGGGGAACTCCTACCAATACTCCGACGCTGACGTATCAGTGGAAGATAGCCGATAGTGCGAACGGAGCATATACCAACATACCTGGCGCAACTTCTGCAACATATATTCCGGCAGAAGATGACGTTGATAAGTTCATTAAGTGCGAAGTCACAGCAAGTGGTACTGCTGTAGGTAAGGTGCTTTCTAATGCTAAGAAGGTTGTAGCTGCATCATAGGAAGATTAATGATTACAGGAGGTGGCGTGAGTGGCAGATATGAACTCAAAACTCGAACAGTTGAAAAGTTTGCTTGGTATAAGCGGAACGGATGAGGATGCGTTGCTACTCACGCTCCTATCCATCTCCGCACAAAAGATTCTCGAGCGGGCATATCCCTATGACACAACGGTTACAGAGGTTCCAGCTCGTTATGAAACTAAACAGGTCGAAATAGCGGTCTACCTCTATAACAAAAGGGGCGCGGAAGGACAAATCTCTCATAGTGAAAATGGTATAAGTCGTACATACGAGAGTGCGGATGTACCGGAAAGCCTTATGAGGGGAATTACGCCGTATGTGGGGGTGGTTGGTCTTGCGAACACTTGAACGTAATAAACAGGTTATCTATTACGCCCTGTTTGATGGTAAAAAACCAGTTATAGACGAATACGGCAATCAGACGGGCGAATATGAAATACTTTACACTCCCCCCGCTTTACTTAAAATCAATGTGTCTGCGGCAAGAGGTGAGTATTCCACAAGGCAGTTCGGTGATACCGAGAAGTATGACAAGGTTTTAGTGACAGATGACCTGAACGTACCAATTACTGAAACAAGCATCTTATGGATTGATTCGCTCGATACTACGAAACCTCATGATTATATAGTCAAAAAGGTCGCTAAGAGTCTGAATAGCGTATCAATCGCTGTGAGCAAGGTGAGTGTTAGTGCGTAAAATATCGTTTGGTTTATCTGTCAAAGAAATCAACCGTGCGATAAGAGAGGTCGAAAAGTACAAAGCCGAATTGAATGCTAAAGTATCAATGTTGATTGAAGCTCTTACCGATTATGGGGTTGAGATTGCAAAAGTACAAGTACGACAACTTGGCGCATGGTATACCGGGGAGCTTGAATCGAGCATTAGCGGTTATTTTAGCCCATCGACAGGGGTTGGCATCATCAAGGCGGGTGCGCCATATGCAGTTTACGTCGAATTCGGAACAGGGGTTGTAGGCTCAGGTTCCCCCCACCCCGCCCCCGCAGGATGGCAATATGATGTGAACGCTCATGGTGAAAGCGGCTGGTGGTATTACAACGATAGAGATGGGAAAATGCACTGGACGAAAGGAATGCCGAGCCGTCCTTTCATGTATAACACAGCACGGGAATTAGAGCAGGAATGTGTAAAAATCGCAAAGGAGGTATTCAGCCGTGATTGATATAGAGTCTACAATCTTTGAAAGGTTGTCAACCGTGTTGAGAGCCAATTACAGCAACATATCGGTTTACGGTGAGTACGTCAAGACCCCTGCTTCATTTCCCTGTGTGACGATAGAGGAAAAAGACAATTATGTCTTAGAACGAACTCAATCAAGCGAAGGAGTTGAGAATCATGCGGGACTCATGTACGAGATAAACGTGTACTCCAACAAAAAGACTGGTAAGAAAAGTCAATGCAAAGACATCTTCTCTCTTATTGACAGAGAAATGCAGGACATGGGTTTTACACGAACTATGCTGAATCCAATTCCGGATATGGACGATGCCACCATTTATAGAATGGTCGGCAGATATAAGGCGGTCGTATCGACCAACAAAACAATTTATAGGAGGTAAAGATTATGGCTATTAGTACCTATGGCGTAACCTTGAAATGGGGAGAAAGCCCCAACGAGCTGACAAAAGCAGTCGACATTAAAGATTTTCCAGACCTCGGTGGCGCTCCCGAGTTGCTTGAAACCACTACTCTTTCTGATCCTGCTCAGACGTATATCAACGGTATTCAGTCTATGAGCGCTATGGAGTTCACAGCGAATTATACCAAAGCTGATTACGAAGCTGTGCTGGCCGATGCGCATAAAGAACTGTATTACGCTCTTGAGTTCGGAACAGCCGGTTCAGAGGGTATTTTTGAATGGCAGGGCGAGCATGATGTTTGGGTTACGGGAGCCGGTGTAAACGCCGTTGCTGAAATGAAAATCAGTATCGCACCGTCTACTAAACCTACTCTGAAAACAGTTTAATGGAGGGATTAAACGATGGCTAAACAGATCATTCTTGAATTCGAAGGTAAGAAATATGTTCTTGAGTTTACAAGAAAGTCTATAGAAACGATGGAAAAACAGGGTTTCATAGCGAGTGAAATTGCGGAAAAACCGGTATCCACTCTTCCGACTTTGTTTGCAGGAGCATTCCTCGCCCATCATCGCTATGTAAAGCGTGAGGTGATTGACAAGATTTTCGACAAAATTACCAACAAGCAAGAGTTGATAGGTAAGTTGGCTGAAATGTATAACGAACCTATCATGGCTCTCATGGATGAACCCGAGGAAGATGAGGGAAACGTGAATTGGGAGGCGAGCTGGTAAACTCAGCTCCCCCCCTTACTTATACCGAGCAATTTTACAAGCATTTTCCATTTTATTTGTCAATAGGCATGACCTACGACCAATATTGGAATGACGATTGTGAATTGGTTGTTTATTACCGTAAAGCTAATGAGTTGAAAAATGCTCGAAAGAATCAAGAATTATGGCTTCAAGGAATGTATATCTACGAAGCGTTATGTTGTGTGTCACCCGTATTACATGCTTTTGCAAAGAGTGGGACAAAGCCACAACCCTATCCAGACAAGCCTTATCCCATCTCAGATAAAGAAATCAAAGAGCGTAAGGAGGCTATAGAGAAAGAAAATCGTAAGAAAGCAATGGCAGTATTTATGGCATGGTCATCGCAATTGGATGTACCAGATAATGTTAAACGAGAGGAAGTGAGCGCAGATGTCCACCACGATTGATAGTTTACAAATAGAAATAACGCAAGACTCACAACAAGCTGTGAACGGCTTAGATGCGTTGACAGCTTCTCTCGGTAGGCTTAAGGCTGCATCCATGGGCGGAGTGGGTCTTACTGCCGTAAGCAATCAGCTCAAGAAATTAAACGATGCTCTGAATACGATGCAGAACCCCTCCGCCAAAATATCTCAGCTCGTTTCGGCGTTGAAACCATTGGAGTCTATAGGTAAGTCAAACCTTAACTCCATTATAAATTCACTGAAAAAGTTGCCGGAGATTACTAAACAATTAGCCGCTATTGATATGGGTGCGTTTGCTACTCAGATAAATAGGGTTGTTTCGGCGTTGAAACCTTTGGCTGATGAAATGAATAAAGTTGCCGCCGGATTTAGTGCATTCCCTTCCCGGATTCAAAGGCTTATTACACAGAACGAGAGATTGTCTGCATCTAATAAGAGGGTAAGTAAGTCTTTTGGTGTAATGGGTACGGGGATAAGCCAGTTGAAAGTAAAATTAGGAGCCCTCTATTTTGCATTGCGTAGAGTTACCAATCGAATGACAGATTGGGTTGTGGAAAGTAACAACTATGTGGAAAATCTGAATTTGTTTAGAGTAACAATGCGGAGTGCGAGCGACGAAGCGTTAGATTTCGCATATAAAGTATATGATGCTTTCGGGGTAGATCCTTCCGAATGGATCAGGTTCCAGGCCGTATTTCATAACATGGCTACTGGTTTCGGTATAGCGGCAGACAAGGCAACGGTTATGTCCAAGAATCTAACACAGTTAGGTTATGATCTGGCTACCATTTTTAATGTTAATTATGAAGTGGCTATGCAGAAACTACAAAGCGCCTTGGCCGGTCAACCTCGACCCATGAGGGAATGGGGATTCGATATGTCGGAAGCTACTTTGAAATTAGCCGCTCTTAGACATGGGATAGAAGCGAATGTCGAAACCATGACCCAATATGAAAAATCCCAAATACGATATTTACAACTAATGGAAACTGCAAAAAGGCAGGGTATTCTGGGGAACTTTGCAAGGGAAATTCATACTCCGGCTAATGCTATGAGGATTCTAAATCAACAGTTGCGATTGTTCAAGAGAGAACTGGGGAACATGATAATCCCCTTACTGATTAAGATTGTACCTTATCTACAGGCTGTTGTTAAATTGCTCACAGATGTGGCCAGAACGTTAGCGTCATTCTTTGGGTTTGAATTGCCGGTAATAGACTATTCGGGACTAGGGGAACTACCTCCGCTATTGGACGAGACCGAGGACGGTTTTGAGGATGCTACTAACGCCGCTAAAAAGTTTAAAAATCTATTAATGGGTTTTGACGAGATAAACATACTACCTAAAGACACAGGGAGCAGCGTGATAGGCGGCGCTGGAACAGGTGGCGGGGGGTTAGAGATTGACCCCAGCATCTATGATTATGATTTTCTCGGTGGCGTTTCTAATAAAGTGAACGAAATAGTGGACGAGATATACAGGAGAGTCGAACCGTTTGTTAATTTTGTCAGAGAAAATTTCGACCACATAAAAGACGTCGTTGTAGCCGTGGGGATAGGTTTACTAAACTGGCAAATAGCGAAGGGGGTACAAAGTTTCTTCCAATGGCTACAAGGGATTGGCAAAGGCGGGAAAATCACCTTCGGGTTAACCTTAACGCTTACCGGTATAACATTAGGTGCTATTAGCATAGGCAACCTTGTAGCCGGCTCCGACGATGTAATAGATGCCATAAAAGCGGCTATTGGGGGCGCACTTGCTTTAGGTGGCTCACTGTTAGCGTTTGGAACTGGCCCATTGGGTTGGACGATAGGTGTTGCTGCCGTTCTAACAATGACAATCACCGGCATTATCATAGGCACCAATAAACGGATAGATGCTCTTATCCAAGAGGCAATCGGTGATAACGGTGGAACATTGATAACTGAATTATCTAAAGCCTTTTCAAATCTCATGGAAGAGATCGGTAGTGGGTTTGACCCTATCATTGAGGGTGGAAAAAAGCTAAAAGAACATAAAGTCAATATTGACAGAGCTAAACAGTCTATCGAAACCTTGTTCAATGTTATACAATCCGGCGCCGGTGATAGTGCTTTTGAGTTAGAGAAGTTAATTGACGCAATGACTGATTTACTGGACGAAACACAGCGGTTAAGAGATCAAGCATACGATAATATCATCCATGCTCTATCTAATTCTTTCACAGATGTTCAAAAAACTGTAGGGGTGGCCACTGAGGAAATCATCAAAAACATTCTCTTAATTAGGAACGAATACGACGAAAAACTAACCGATGCTCAAATGAAGATTAGAGAATATCAAAAAGCCTGGGAGAAAGGCGAAATCTCTATCGAAGAGGCTACAAAGAGAATAATGGAGCAGTACGATACAATATACGGTGGAAGGGGAATCGTCGAGGAAGTCGGAGATTCATTCCTAGGGTTGATAACAAAGCTAGATCGAATAGACTGGGTTACTCCGGCGGAAAGATCAAAGGCTTTAGAAGAGATCGGTGAGAGTGCTAAAAAAGCTAAAGAAAAAGTTGACCAGTATTTTGACGCAATGACAGAAAGTATCGAAGTTTTCTTGAAAGACATAGACGACCCGGCGCTACGGCAGGAGATGGCCGAAGCATTATATCTGTTTAGAGATGAAGAAAGAGATGCTGCTTATGCAAGAATTACCGATAATTTAGAATTATTATTCATAGCAATGCAAACGGATTTAGTCAAAAACATCCAGAACATTTCAGACAAGGCCAGCCGGGAATGGGACGATATGGAATGGTGGCAGAAACTAGGTTCAAGTAAGCCATACTACGTCGCCCAAGCGATAAACAGATTTAAAAAAGAAACGATGGATCCCGTTTCAGATAGCATTAATGAAATCGTGGCGGACTTTGG